TAGCGAGCTGATGAAAATGGATGCAGAGTTAGATAGAGAGTGGGAAAAAGCCGTGCCTTCTTCTTATCGGGGGAAAGGTCATGGCCGTAGAGTAGTTCATCCTAAGAAGCCCCGTAAGTAATAATGGCTGGTCGTATATATTCTAATAAGGATAACAAGAAGGGTAATATGACGCGTGTGCCACAGGGTGGCGGTGGAGATATAGTGTCGCAAGATTTAGCAAAGTTTAAGGATGCCACAGACCCCCAAGGACGACGGCGATACCTTAATGCTAAAGCCCTTTCCAACGGTCTTACTCCTAAAGAAACAAAAGAACAACGAGCATTATTAGACGATAGCAATATTCAGTTTCTTGAAGGACGGGTGCGTGAAGCAAAAAAAACAATAGACAGACGGGCACGAAATGCTATGGGATATGGCGCAGCACTTCCTAAACTATTGAGAAAAACCCCCAGTCGCCAACATGAGCTTACCAGTCCGGAGCTTACAAAAGCACAAGATAGTCTAGATGAATATCAAGCCTATGTGCGGGGCGCTACGGAAGCTGCCAGAGCAGCCCGTAAAGCAGGTGGTAATAAGAAGGCCCGTAAGTAATAATGGTTAGTCATGCTTAAACAAAAAGATAAGCTGAAGCGCAAGGTGGTTAAGAGGCAGCCTTTACCGGAGCCTACTCTCGAAGACTTCGCTCCGAGAGCAAAGATAATGGAGAAACGTGACCGTGAGGCGTGGGCGGCTGAACGCCGTTGGTTGGCGGAATATGGCTGGTCGTAAATATTCTAATCAAACACCAGGGGAGCGTGTCCGGCAGAATAATCGGTTATATGATATTCTTGAGGAGAATGCTAAACCTGGCTTTTTTGGTACTCCAACCGTACTTGGTTCAGCGGCTAATGCTCTTGGGGGGCTCGTAAGTCCTAGGGTGGCCCGGATAAATCGACACAGAAAACGGGTTAATAAAATTATTAAGTCTCGGAAGAAATAATGGCTGGCCTGGATTTCCTTAGAGTTATTGACAATGACACCCTTGTCCGGGAGGAGAAGGAGGAAGTTGCGCGCGCAGCGCGGGAGCGACAAGCTGAGCCGTTAATGCTTGGCTTGGCTTCGTATCTACGTAGTGCGTTTGAGGCGGCGAAGCGTTCCAAGGACCCTATTGAGAACATTATGCTCAAAGCGTTACGTCAACGTAACGGTGAGTATGAAGCTAGTAAGCTGAAGCAGATACAGTTACAGGGTGGTTCTGAGATTTTCATGATGCTCACGGAAGTGAAATGCCGCGCAGCTGAGAGCTGGTTGCGTGATATTCTTATGGATGAGGGCACACCTCCGTGGGACATTAGACCTACACCTAACCCTGACCTCCCCGACCTCGCACAGGAGGCTATTGATGAGGGTCTTGGCGCTAAGGTTGTTGGGATTATTGGTGAGATAGGTACTGTGCCGTCACCGGCAGAGGTGGAGCAATTACGAGAAGTTGTTGCACAGGAGCTGCGTTTTAAGGTCTTACAGGAAGCGCATAGGTGTGCTGACAAGATGAAGACTAGAATACAGGATCAGTTCGCTGAGGGTGGGTTCGCTGAGAGTTTTAATGACTTCATCACTGACTTGGTAACTTTCCCTGTCGCTATTATTAAGGGTCCGGTTGTCCGTAATAAACGGAAGTTGTCGTGGGGGTCGGACGAGACTGGGGCTACGATAGCTGTCACAGACAATGTGCTCGCTCCAGAGTTTGAGAGAGTTGACCCCTTTATGTTCTATCCGGAGCCGGGGGTATCTAATATTGATGAGGGGTATTGCTTTGAGCACCATCCCTTGACCCGTATGGAGCTTTCAAACCTCATCGGCGCGGAAGGTTATGACGACGCCGCGATACGGTCTGTTCTCGATTTTGGTAATAGCCAATCATGGATTAGTACCGAGGTCTCTCAAGAGAAGGACGAGGAAGAGCGGAAGTTTAGCACTGAGCTCAGGCCTACACAGATTTACGATGCCCTTGAGTTCTGGGGTAAAGTTAGCGGTAAGATGCTACTCGAGTGGGGGCTTACCCCTGAGGAAGTACCTGATTCCGCTAAGGAATATGATGCAAATGTATGGTTGGTTGGAGATTTCGTTATTAAAGCTATTCTGAACTACGACCCTCTAGGAGAGAAACCCTATGCTGTAAGCTCGTTTATTAAGAATCCCGGGGCTTTCTGGGGTAAGGGTATTCCCGAGATTATTGAGGATGTCCAGTCTATGGCTAATGCGGCTGCCCGGTCACTGGCTAATAACATGGGTATTGCTTCTGGGCCTCAGGTTGAAGTTAATCTTGAGCGTATACCTACTAACGAGGATATTACTCAAATGCACCCGTGGCGTATTTGGCAGGTTCTTACTGATCCGCTAGGTAGCTCTGCTCCTGCAGTTCGCTTTAACCAACCTAATGATAACTCTGGACCGCTTTTAGCTGTTTATGAGAAGTTCAGCCAGTTAGCTGACGATCATTCCGGCATACCTTCTTATCTGTCGGGTGATCTTAATGTGAAAGGGGCGGGTCGCACAGCGTCCGGTCTCTCCATGTTGATGGGTTCAGCTGGCAAGAGCATTCGCCAAGTTGTTATGCACATAGATGCAGATATTCTAAAAATTATTGTGTCACGTCAGTTCGTGTATAACATGCGGTATGACGAAAACGAGGATATTAAGGGTGACGCCCAGATTATCCCACGCGGCGCTATTAATTTAGCGGTTAAAGACACTGTTAATACCCGGCGTGTTGAGTTCTTACAGGCTACTGCTAACGAGTTTGATATGGAGATTATTGGGCAAGATGGCCGTGCAGCTATTCTGAGAGAAGTTGCTAAAGGTTTACAAATGCCCGTGGATGAGGTAGTTCCTACTCGTGAGAAGGCAGCGTTTAATAAACGCGCTGATCAGGCAGAAGCTCAAGCCGCGATTGCGCCACCCGATGGTGGGCGCACAGGTGGAGGGCCGCAGGCAATAGATCAAGCTGGTAATCCAGCTGGTGGGTTGAACTTAGTGTCCAACCAGAATACAGGACAAGCGGTATGATTAAACCAAGTGATGAAGTTATTAGAGCGTTTGCTCATATTGCACAGAATGTTCCAGTCGTGAAGGCGTTCCTTGACGAGCAGTATCACACAGAGCTCTATAGGTTACCTGTCACAAATGGAACCACAGGCATTGCACAGGGGCGGTGCCAGGTGTGGGGGGAGATATATAATCTCCTCAAGGATTCCCCTGAGTTTGTAGCAGATGTTCGCAAGAGCAAGCTACTTTAACCGCGCATACCGATAGGAGCGTAAGATGGCAGTACCAAAGCAAGTTCAGAAGCAGACTGAGGCAGTTCAGGAACTGTACAAGGACCTCAATAGTGAGGGAGAAGCCCCGTCGCCAGAAGGTGAAGCGGCACCCCCTGTTGAGACTACCCCTGTGCAGGAAGTTGAAGCCGACAGTGTGAAAGACCTTGCACCTCAGCCTGATCCCGTTGAGCCGGGTGAGGGCAGCCAAGATGAAAGCTTTGAGCAGAAATATAAGACTCTTCAGGGCATGTACAACGCTGATACTGGGCGGTTAAGCGCGCAGAATCAGGAGTTGGGTGCGCGGATGCAGCAGATGGAACAGCTTATTTCCAATATGCAGGCAAGCCCCGCACCTGTCGCTGAACCCGAGAAGCCTGCTAGCCTCTTAACGGAGGATGAGGTTGAAGAGTACGGGGAGTCAATTGACATTATGCGTAAGGTTAGTCAGGAGATTGCCGGTGGTTACCAGCAGCAGATTAACCAGTTGCAAGCGTATGTTCAGCAATTGCAGGGGCAAGTTGTCCCGCGTGTTGAGCAGATTGCTAATGCACAAGCGCAGGGTGTTGAACAAAGTTTCTGGTCTGCTCTGACTAATGTAGTGCCTAATTGGCGGGAGATTAACGATAGCCCTGAGTTTAAAACTTGGTTGCTAGAGATTGACCCCCTCACCAATATGACTCGTCAGACATACCTCAATGATGCCCAACGTGAAATGGACGTCACTCGGGTTGCGAATTTCTTTGTATCTTGGCTTCAGGCAAATGGTACGACACCAGCTCAGCCTAATCGGAACGCTTCAAATTCTGAGCTTGCTAAACAGGTTGCTCCGGGTAAAGGCCGGTTTACCGGTACTCCTCAGGGTAAATCTACGAAGACTTACACTCCGCAGGACATTACTGATTTTTTTAGGGATGTTCGGGATGGTAAGTTTAAGGGCGAGGAAGAGAAGCGTGACAGAATTGAGCATGACATTTTTGCTGCACAGCAAGAAGGTCGTATTGTCAACGCGTAGTTAAAGGAGCCGTGTTATGGCATTCGCTACATCCCCGGGTCACCCGGGATATACTGGCAATTTCATCCCTGAGATTTGGGCTGGAAAGCTAATTGAGAACTTCTACGACGCCACCGTCTTGGCCTTCATTGCCAATACGGATTACGAGGGTGAGATCAAAAATCACGGTGATACGGTTAACATCCGTACGACCCCTGAGTTGACGATCAATGACTATGTTAAGGGTCAGACCTTGACTGTTGAGAACCCTGATAAGCCGAAGCTGCAGCTTCTCATCGACAAGGGTAAGTACTTTGCCGCTGTCGAGGATGACGTTGATCAGGTTCAGTCCGACATCGCTATGATGGACGCATGGTCTAAGGACGCTTCTGAGCGTATGAAGATCACCATCGACACTGATGTCCTCGGTAACATCGCTACTTCCATTAATGCGACGAATCGTGGTATAACGGCTGGAGCACAGACTGTTGCTATTGATCTTGGTGTGACGGGCACTGCTAATGCCCTGACCACTTCCAATGTCCTTGCCGAGATCATCAACCACGGTACGGTCCTTGATGAAGCTAATGTTCCGGAGCAGGATCGCTGGATGCTCATCCCCGCCAAAATGGCTGGCTTGATCAAACAGTCTGATTTGAAAGACGCTTCCATTACTGGTGACGGTTCTTCTCCGTTGCGTAATGGTCGGCTTGGCGTGATTGATCGCTTCACTCTCTATGTGTCGCACAATTTGCCGTTGTCCGCGACTGGTGCAGCTGGTGAGTTCACCATCTTCTCTGGTCATAAAAAGGGTCTCACCTTTGCTTCGCAGATGACCAATATGGAAACTCTGCGTTCTGAGTCGACCTTTGGCGATATCATTCGTGGTCTGCAGGTCTACGGCTACAAAGTCGTTAAGGACGATGCAATGACTGCTGGTATCATCACAATCGCTTAGTCCAAAGGAGTAATGGATAATGGTTGCTTATACTGACACAGTTGGTTTCGATAAGGGTTCGGCGTCTTCTCGCGCTGCGACCAACAACAGGACTTACCTCCAGGAGGTAACCCTGGATTTCGCCGCGATTACGGCGGCTCGTTCCGCTGCGAGCCTGACGGCCTTCGCTACTGGTGATAGCCTGCAGGTGCTGCATATCCCGGCGAAAACGCTTATCCTGGCGGCTGGGATCGACGTTACCACAGCCAATGGCACGGCAAGTACCGTTGACCTCGGCTACACCGGCGGTGATGTCGATGCTTGGATCGACGGTGCGGACGCTAACGCCGTTGGCAGCGAAGTGGGTCTCGGGACGCTCTCTGTCACCCGTGTTGCTACCTGCTACCTTGCTTCGGCTGACACCCTTGATTTGCTGATGCTGACTGCTCCGCAGGACGCCTCAGTGATGCGTGTCTGGGCTGTCATGGTCGACTGCTCATAATCTGATTGGTTGGGGGGCTAAGGAGCCCCCCTCCAACTTTGGAGGTTTTTATGGCTCAGAGACCAAATATGGGTGTTCCGGGGCGTTTTCTTCGTCATGTTGTTGATGGACAGATTTTTTCTTATACCCCCGCTATGGCCGGAAACCCCGCCGTAGAAGAAGTTACCGAGAAGCAGGCGTTCCCTGAACGTTTCTTAACGAAGGCGCAGAAAGCTCGTAAGGGTAAGCTTGATTTGTCTACTGATGACAAAGCGGTGGAAGCCGCTGTTAAACCAAAAAAAAAGACTAAAGCTGACTTGGCCGCTGACGCTTCTAGAGGCTTGGATAAAAAATGATTCTTGACGACGTAATCACTGATGTGCGTCGTATTATTCAAGACGAGACAGCGACGTTCAGGTATAGCGATGCTTTTATGCTAGCGATGGGTAACCAAGCGCTGAAGCGTATACAGCTTCTGCGACCTGATCTTTTCGCTAAAACGGGCACAATGACTTGCGTAGAGGATCAGGTTCTTCAATCTGCTCCGGATGACTCATTACGTATTATTGAGGTCTTATCCATCAATGGTACGGGGGTGGGTTTGGTGGAAGCTAATCGTGAGACGCTCGATCAGACACTCCCAACGTGGCCTAATGATACCGCAGCAGCGGCTATCAATTGGATGCGCCATGTGCGCAACCCTAATAAGTTCTTTATTTACCCACAGGCTCCAGCGGCCCAGACGCTTGATATTGAGTATTCTCAGGTGCCGACGACTTACGATGGTTCAACGACTATCACACTCCTTCCGGATGCTTTCTTTCCCGTAGTAGTGGATGTTATGGTGTTCTTGCTTGAATCTGTGGATAATGAGTCTGTAACTACTGGTCGAGCAAAGTTGTATAAGGAGTCCTACATAGAGATGCTCGGTGTGAATAAGGGTTCGACCCCACTTACAGATACTGAGGATGCTGGGTTGGATTTGCTTAAGGTGGAGGTTGTCTGATGTCTACTCGGCTTTTTTCTGACCTCGTTAACCGTATTACAGCTAATGCGCCAGGTGCCCCTCAACCTGTTATAGTGACGCATATCCGGGATGCTGCTATTGAGGCGTGTGAAAAGACTCTAGGATGGCGTTATAAGCAGGCTACCATTACTTTGACTGCTGGGACCTATGCGGAGTCTTTTCTGCCTCCTGATGCGTTTACGGAGGTTCAGGCAATACTTACGGCGTCGATTAATGGTAATGACCTTCCAGTCAAGACGTTGGAGGAGATTCATAGGCTATATCCTAAATATCCTTCGAGTGTTACAGCTGAGCGTACTACTCCTCAATACATTACGCAGGTTGACCCAGATACGTTTTATTTGGTGCAGGTTCCTGTTAACAGTACTGATACCGTTGAGATGTTCCTCGCACTTAAGCCTATACGTACAGCAACAGGTATGGACAAGACCGCTATGGATGCGATGGAGACTGTAATTTTCCACGGGGCGCTTCAGAGTTTATTGACGATGCCTGAGACGACTTGGAGTGATGTAGAGTTAGCAGCTTTCCATGCTAAACAGTATTCGTTCAAAACAGCTGCGCATCGTGCTAATGTTAATGCAGGTGCTGGACGCGCAACATTAACAGCTCAGTCGCCCGTGTGGGCTTGAGGAGATAATTTATGGCGCAAGCTTTATTTACAAATAACGCCTTCAGTCTACTGGCTAGCGGGATTAGTGATGTTGATGTTTCTGTGACTGTTACGGGCGGTACGGGCGCGTTATTTCCTAATCCGACAGGGGGTGATTATTTCTATGCTACGCTGATTGATACTTCCAATAATCTTGAGATTGTTAAGTGTACAGCGCGTTCAACCGATACGCTTACCATTGTTCGTGAACAAGAGAATACTACGGGTCGGGCTTTCGTCGCTGGAGATCGTATAGAACTTCGTCTTACAGCTGCTGGGATAGTTGAGGCGGACGGGTATGTTGCTCCGACAGATGAAAGTACTGATACTAGTTGTTTCCCATTATTTGTGGTTTCGGCTACAGGTGCCCAGACGACAAAGACTGGGACTAATCTAACATTTAATTCCAATACGGGGGCGTTAGTATCTACTAGCTATGATGGAATTATAGGGTCGGCGACTCCAGCGGCGGGTTCATTTACAACGATTACAGGATCTGGTGTCACTTCAATTGATGACACTACTGAAAGCACTTCTGGCACCACGGGTTCTATACACACCGATGGCGGATTGGGTGTGGCTAAGAAATTACACGTTGTCGGTGTCGCCACCCACGGCGACAATATAGTTTCCGATACTGACAGCACTGATGATTTAGGTACAACTAGTGTCCGTTGGGCCAATCTTTGGGTCGATGATATTACGATGACCAACGACCTCGCTGTTGGCAACGACCTCACAGTCACCGGCAACTTAACCGTCAACGGCACGACTACCACCTTAGATACGACAAATCTTGTTACGAGTGATTTGTTAATCGAGTTGGCTAATGGGGCTACTGGTAGTGCCACTAATGATAGCGGCATTATCATAGAGCGTGGTGATGATGCAAATATCTTTATTGGTTGGGATGAAAGCGCCGATAAAGTTGCCTTCGCTACTACGCCAGGTACGGGATCGACAGTGGGTAATCTTTCTCTGACTGACGCCCAGATCACAGCAGAGGGTGCTACTTTCTCAGGAACTTCTTCTAACCTTGGTACCGTTACTACTATCGACATCAATGGCGGCACGATTGATGGTACGGCTATCGGTGGCGCGGCCACGGCGGCTGGTGCGTTCACTACTGTTGACGGCACGTTGGCTCATTTCACAACGAGCCTACAACTTGCGACAGGAGCTACTGTCACCGGCATCCTCGATGAAGACGCAATGGGTTCAGACTCAGACACTCAACTTGCCACTCAGCAGAGTATTAAAGCATATGTCGCGTCGTTAACTCCAGCCCCGGGTGTTCAGATGACTTGGGATACCGCTGTCGACGATGACGACGAGGGTGTGGGGACTATTAAGGCTAATCATGCTACGTTTGGTAGTATAACTCAGCTTTTCATTGATGATGTGGATAATAATAGCGTTAGTATTAATAATTTTATTGATACCTTAGACGATCCGACAGCTACTAATTCTGCTTATATTTATATACATAAAGCAGGTTCTTCCAGCACGGCTATGAAGGTGTTTCAGGTGAACGGTGCTGTTTCGTCGGCGTCAACTTATTCCAAGGTAGCTGTGACAGGACTAGTCGAAGTTGGCTCCTTCGGCGACGGTGATGTTGTTGGTGTGATGTTCGCTTTTTCCGGTGACGACGGCGGCGGCGGCACGTTGGATAACATCGTTGAGGACTCGACTCCACAACTCGGTGGCGATCTCGACTGCAATGGCTCACAGGTGCAATGGTCAAAAGGTGCTGACGTTGCTTCGGCTTCGGCTTTACCAGTACTTACAGACGGTAATTACTTTGACGTAACCGGGACTACTGGAATCACCTCCATTGACACCACTGGCGGCGCGGGGACTTTAATCAAGTTGCATTTTGATGGTGTTGTAACGCTAACTCATCACGCAACTGATCTAGTCCTTGCTGGTGAAGCGAATTTCACTACGGCTGCTGGAGATGAACTGGAGTTCGTGGAATACGATGCGGGCAAGTACCGAATGACGGGATGGAGCCTCGCGGGAACAGCCCCCGGTGGTGATTCCCCAATCGGCCAGCATACAATCTGGATGCCAGCTGGAGCGATGGAAGCTGCGGTGACAACCGCCGCTGCTACGAGTAATGCCGTCGAGATTGGCACTTCGCTGTTCGCCGCCAGAACGATGGATTTTGCTACTGATGCAGACGACTACGCCTATTTCGGAATACAGATGCCTAAGAGTTGGGATGCTGGGGCGCTGGTTTGCCAATTCGTCTGGTCTGCTACCGGCACAACCGCCAATACGGTACTGTGGGGACTCTCAGCCATTTCACTCGCTGATGATGAAGTTCTAACGACTGCCTTCGGTGCGCCCACGACCCAAATTGATACGAACTCAACGACGGCAGATGACGTTATGGTCAGCCCAGAAGTTTCTGTCACCGTTGGCTCAACCCCCGCCGCAGAAGATTATGTGATGTTCGAGGTGATGCGTGACGTCAGCGGAGATAACTTAGCAGAAGATGCCCGTCTGCACGGAATAAAAATTCACTACACCACAGACGCAGGGAGTGATTCGTAAAATGAGATATGTACTGGTCGAAGATGAAACCGACGCCATCTTAAGAGAGGTAGATGGCGATAGAGAGTTCCGAACTGGAACTCCTCCTGACCTTCCGCTGAAATCATTTCGGTGGTTGCCTTTGGAGGTAACTGACCCTGATTTAGGGGACCGTGCCACTCATATCAAAGAAGGCCCGGTGGAAAGTGTTGGAGCGAAGAAAGTAACAAGGGTTTGGACTGTCCGGCCTAAGACCGCCGCCGAGCTTGATGCCTATAAAGAGAACCAAATCCCTCCAAGTGACTCGATCCAGTTCAAAGCCATGCTGGATGTCGAGAACAGGACACTCGCTCTTGAAAACAAGCCAGCCGTAACCGTCGATGAGTACCGCGAAACGCTAAAAGGGATGCTATAAAATGCTTACCGTAAACGCAGCTTCGGGGTTTGGGACAAACAGTAAGACATATCTTAAGTTCGGTTCAGATGAGATTCCAACAATGTCAAGCACCACTGCTCCATCTGGAATAGTCACATCCAGCAGCGACACGGGCGGTTATTGGGACTGGTATGCTTTCGAGGATGGTTCGGTGGACCCAAGTAAGCGTTGGGATAGCAATGTAACCATAGCCACTGATAACGCCCAATACATTGGATATGAGTTTGCCGGGCCTAAGTTAATCCAACAATATACCATAAGACAATCCGGGTCCGGGCAAGGCCCATCTGATTGGACATTTGAGGGGTGGAATGGTTCCTCGTGGGTGACTATTCATACCGTTGTCGGGCAGACCGGTGGCTCAGGTATTCACGTAAGAACGTACAATGATAGGCATTTTACCAACGAGACAACTTACACTAAGTATCGCTGGGTTATATCAGGTTGCGCTGGCGGTTCTACCCAAACCCCAACTATTTATGAAATAGAAATGATGGTTGCGATATGAACTCTAAAACGGAAACCATTAAAATTAGTCTGCTGGTAAATTCACCACCGCGAAATAAGATGCGATGGTTAGCGTCATTCGCAAGGTCTGGAAATACATGGGTAAGGGCTTTCTTGGCGAACTTGCTAATGCCAAAAGATAAACCTCTTACTCTCCGAGAGATTTTAGAAGTGCCATTCTACACAAATACTGATATGCCGGACTCCGATCCGAAAAAAGAACTCATCGGCAAAGCTCATCATGTGTATTCAGAAGAACGTCATGGTAAGCGTCCAGCTATCTATATAGTTCGTGATCCTGTAGATATTGTACCAAGTTTTGCAGACTTTTTTGGAGTGTCTATAGATTACATGGTAGAAAAAGTATCTTATGCTTGGCCCCAACACGTTGCATCGTGGTGGCCTCATACTAAACTAACACTGAAATATGAAGATATGCCTAATAATTTTCATACTCTAGCCAAGACACTTTATATACCTGATGACAAAAAATTATGTTTAAGCGCAATCAAGTATTCTAATTTTGCCTTATTGAAAGAAGATGAAAAGAAAAACGGATTCGGAGAATTTTCAGGAAAAGGTAATGCGTTTTTTCGTAGAGGAACATCGGGACAGGGGCGTGAAGTTATGACTAATACGCAAGTAGCGAAAGTGGTTGATGGAGCAGGTAAGTGGTACACCAAACTGGGCTATGGAAACACATAGGAGGAGACAATAGATGTCCACATTAAAAGCTAACTCAGTGCATCCAAAGCCGGAGTGATTCATGCCTGAATGCGGCCAGACCGAGCACTCTCTTCCTGATTCCGGTACAGATATCAAGCGGTTGAATGATCGCATGGGTGAGATTGAAAACAGCTTAACCGTTATCAAGGAAGATTTAAGAACAGTCATCCAGACACTCAGCCGCGCCAGTAGTCGCTGTTCTCTTTTAAATCTCCCCCACGCCGACCCTCAAATAGATAAATAGGGCAAATCATGGCATCAGCAGACAAAGACATCGGGATACTGATAGGTCGGCTTGGGGCAGTAGAAGCTGACTTGGTGACGGTGAAGAAGGACATGCGGATTATCCTGAAAACACTGAATGAAGCCCGTGGTGGGTGGAGAACCTTACTGTTAGCGGCTGGCGTTGCTGGAACAGCTGGAGCTTTAGTTTCAAAAGCCTTACCGTTTCTCGGCGGAAAATAATAAGGATGCTTGGTGAAGGAACTTATTTTATTTGTATGTGCATTATCCAATCCACAATGCGAAAAACACCCAGAGAAAATAGTCGTGGAGTACTATGATAATGTCTTGTGTCACAAGGTTGCTCAAGAAGCA